TTAGCAACGAATCCGTGCAAAATTTACCTCCCTTTCACATCGGCAACATCACCATTGATCCACCTCTGATTTTGGCCCCCATGGCCGGGGTGACTCACTCCCCACTCAGGCAACTGGTTGCCTCCTTTGGTAAGCCCGGGCTCTTTTTCAGTGAGATGTTGAGTGCCAAACACCTACCGGACGATATCAAAAAAAAATCTCTCTGGCTCAGGCGCACCGAGGCCGAACACCCCATGGCCTATCAGATCGTGGCGCCATCCCCTGCCGAAGCGGCCCTGGGAGCCAGCCATTTGAGCGACTACGGCGCCGAGATCGTTGATTTGAATTTGGCCTGTCCGGCTCCGAATATCGCCGGTCAACGCCGGGCCGGGGGCTTTTTGCTCTCCGACCTGAATTTGGTGGAGGAGATCCTCGTTGCCCTGCGCCCGGTTGTCTCCTGCCCGCTGACGGTCAAAATCCGCCTGGGGGTGCAGCCTGATCTTGTTTTTCTCAATGACTTGGTTGGTGTGTTGGAGGGTACCGGGGTCAACGCCGTCACCCTCCATCCCCGTCTGACCACCGAAAATGTAACGCGCCGCATGGTTTGGAGCCAAGTGACGCGAGGTTTGCAACCGCGTAAAGAGGCTGTAAAGTACATTTAAACCAGTTCCAAACCTAGCGATAAATCTCACCAACTTTTACCAATCAACTCCCAACTACTCACCCTATTCTTTCCACCTCCCACCAATATCACATTGACTGCACCGTTATAGACGATCCTTGCCGGACAGTCGCAGCCGTAGTCCCGGTAATCAGCGAAAATTTGGGGATTATGTTGCCGCTACCTGAGCAAACAATCGTCCCCTCGATCACAATTTCCCCCGCCGTTGCTCCTGCCGCCCCCGCTTTGCCAGACAAAGCCGTTCTCCTCGCCAGATAGGTGATCGCTTTAGTTGCATCATCAATCTGCCTGACAGTGTAAATTGTCCCAGTAGTTACCGCAGCTCCACCCGATGCAATCAACACAGTTTGAATCCCAGATGTTGCATCTGCATCAAAAAATAGAACCGCCCGGAATCGGTATGTTACCCCAGCGACAACAGCAAAAGTTAGATTTGTGAGGTCAGAGTTGCCCGTAGAGGTTGAGGCCACATCGGCAGAGGTGACAAAGTTTTGCGCGCCATGGCCATGATTACCTGCCGACGCTTGGTTCGCCCCAGTACCAATGGTGTGGTGTATGGCAGAGGTAGCGCTATCCGTATCGGCGGAGTCATGCGATCGGGATTGGGGGAGATTACCATCATGATCTAATAGCGGGTGTCGACCTATCTCTGCAATTTCCCACGCTGTGCTAACACTGTTATAGACATAGGTAATGCAGCGACCAAGAGTTAACCGATAATTGCGCTCCGCCGTGGCTCCGTTCGGTTTGGCAATTAAACACCCACTGTCATACCCGTATAGATCGACAGTCCCAGTTGTTACCACTGGTAAAAAAGAAAAAAGCATCCCGTTTGTAGGAGATGGAGGGAACACTAGGTAGTGCGTTCCGGCGGGAACTGTTATCAGGTAACCTCCCCCGGCATCATCCGCTGCCAGATAGGTGTAAGTGTCTCCAATGAGGATGGTTAAATCGGAGAATGCCCGCCCACCTAAAAGATCAACTCCGTTGAGCTGTATTTTCCCGGTTTTGCTCCCTGAGGCAACAATGTTAAGATCCCCATTGAAAGTTACCTGCCTTGTCTGACCATCTGCATGGATCAGTGGCGTCCCACGATAGGCAGAATTTGTTTCGAGCCAAACTTGATAACTACAGTCTGAGCTATCTCCAGGCCCTGCGAGATACCCTAAAAATATACCATAGGATGTGTCGGGAGCTAAGTCACGACCGGCACCATTTCCCACTCCTACATTACGGTCCCCATCAATTATGCCTACGAGAGCGTTATTCCCCACCCCCGTATTGCCAAGCCCGTCACGAATATCTAGCCCCGCATTACTCCCCTCCAGACAATTATAATTCCCGTCTCTGACATTTGATCCGGCTCCCGTGCCGACGCAAGAATTATTGATACCCGCCCTTAACTGTATTTGCCCCCCTGGGCCGGAAATGAAAACATTCCCCCCAGCCGTGGTCACATAGGGGGCATAGACATTAGAAATTATATTTTTCCCATTACTTGACGCATGGAATTGGACAACTGAGTTAAGCGAAATCAACCCAGGACCCTTTAAATAGACAAAGTCTACAACTGTTTTCCAGTTAGCCAATATAGACGGGCCGAAGTCTCTATTGCTATACGAAAGAATAGCGCTTGCGGCAGTGTCGAACCCAGGCCAAACCCCGGTTCCGCCACTATTTTGGACTATTACAACTTTACCCTCCCACTCAGGGGTGATAGCCACCGTATTTATTGCGACCGGCTCTACTGTCCATGTATCCATATACAGTTCTACGCGGTCGACGGTGTTGGCCACAACCTGCAAGGGGAAGTAGATTTGTGTGCAGGTGTCAGATGCTGCGGTAATGTCACCATTAATCAACAAGGACGTCGTGTAGCCGTCTTCGTCTTTGTTGATTTTAAGGACTGAATAGTCGCCATCATCCCCAGGATTAGTGATGAATCCGGCAAGGTTAACCACGCAGTTCCGCGAGACGGTTATCTCATCGGTAATTGGGGTGGCTGGTTCCAGCAGCAGCCGCGAGTCTTCCAATTGCGTTAGAGTGAAAGTGCCAGCATGCTTCTTCCCGTATTTCTGGATTATGCGCGGTTTGACAATCTGGTTGTAGGCGTAATCGCTGCACTCCACAAAAGTTTTACCGATAACAAAATTATCTTTTACGTCAAAAAAACCGTCTACAATCAGAGTTGATGAGGGGATGTTGATCCCGTAATAAACACGGTCTTCAGCGCTACAGTTGAATGTCTCCCCTGCGATACGAATGTCTTTATGAATGCCAGTGCCAGAAATTAAAAAAGCGCAATTCCTGAACTGACTTCCATCTGCTGCCCCGGTGCCGAAATCCTTGAAGGTCTCCCCGGTGAATGTTGCCCCAATAATGCCATTCCCAAGCTGCACATAATGGGTCTGTGGCATCGGATTGGCCGGATCATAGAGCTGGGGGGTGTAGGTGTTTCCTGTCGAAATTAAATTTACTTGGTTGCCCCACTCAGTATAGCCAAGGGTGTTGCCGACACACTTAAAATCAACGCAGTTGGTAGATGAAACGGCATGAATCAGCGGGTTATTGGTAAGCGAAAAAGATCGTTGCCCATTAATAAAACCACCGTCCTGGTCGTGGTTACTGTAGCCAATGTAGCTGTTGGTGAGATAGTTGTTGTGGCATGTCGAATCCAGCCACCCGGTGCCCTCGAAAGCTGGCTGAGAAATCGCCCGACCCTCACCCCAGATGAACGCAAAAATGTTGCCTGCTGTATGCCCCGTCTGCGCGGCAAACGAAACGCTGAGGAGCGGTATTGTGGCAAGCAGGGTATCGCGTGGGTCGTTGAACGCGGTCGGCTCAATTACAGGGGAATCATCGTCATTAAGCAGCGGCTGGGGCGCCGTATAGAGTGCCGTGTCGATCTCCGTCGATACCGGAGGAGGATCAGCATAGTAAGCGATTTGGGGGGCAGTCAGGGCCGGTATTTCTCGCTCTACAGTTGTCCAGGCGCTGGGGGGTCCCCACGAGGTATCGTTGATTCCGGCCTCATATTTACGCCAGACATATTTGTCAATCGCCCCGGTTGAGGAGATTTTGACCTCGTATTTTCGTCTCACCATCCAAGAAGGGTTGGCCTGATTGTAAACGCCCTTCGGGGCCGTGGCTTTTATCAGAATATCATTAAGCCCGGTGCCGACGATTTGGTTTTTGGTGGTGATAAATTTTACGGCATAACCAAACTCCTGCTCCATCCAGACGCAGCCATCGAATCCGCTGTTCGAAACGTTGTTTTCGATGCGGGTTTGGCCTTTGATTTTGTCAAAGGTAAGTCCCCTCATCCTGATCCTCGTACTGTCCTTGACCCGCAACAACCTGCCGAAACTGTTGAGCAGGGTGGTGTTATCGTAATTGCCGTTGAGGGTAGGGCCATCTATGGTAATCCCCTCGCTATTGACGATATCAACCAGTGTCGGGACATCTGCACCGGGGTATGCTGCGTCAGGATCGGCGGGAGCATCCGAGCCGGGGTGGACAAACAGCTCAACCCCCTTGCCCTCGATATATTTGTTGCTGATCCCATCAATGGACAGCGGGGCTTTCATCATGTACCGCCCAGGCTCAGGCCTCACATGCCTGTTTGCCGCTGCGACACCAGCGTTAAACGAGGTAGAGTGGTCAGCGGCGGTGGGGCTGGCGATGTCGATTGATCTGGCGCTTATCTCGGCGCGGATGACCTCGGATGCAAATAAGTCAAGCACCCCTTTGGTGCGGCTGCTGACTACTGTGGCGTCTCCAACATTCGAGACCGCCAAGCCCTTGAACGTTTGCTTTGTCTTGGCGCTAAGGGCATTGCCATTGGCATCCTGAAGGGTATGGCCGCCACCGCCGCCGAGTTGGGGGGGGTTGGTTGCGGTTGCCGAGTGGATTTTGGTTGGGTCTGAGGGGATGAGGGTGACTATTGGCATTATTTCCCCTTCTGGGCTTTGGCCAGCAACCAGCAGACGGCAAAGGCCAACGCCCCCAGAGCCTGCTTGGTCGTTAGAGTCTTGATATAGTCCCGTCCCTCTTTCGGCTTCATGCCGATTAGCGCGGTGAGATCGGCATCGTGCCGCTCTTTGTGCCGGTCGTGGTCCTCTTGCGGGTGGGTGATGTTGATTGTCGTCATGTGGCTATCACCTCGAATGTTTTATCCAGATATGCCACACAGGAGACGGTGACGGTGTAGGTGCCAGGGAGATCTATGGTAAACGTCAGCGAGCCGTCTATGACCTCCTCCACCCGACTACCAATGGTGACAAAGGATGGGGTCGGGATATTTGAGATGGTGATTGTGTCGGTGGAGTCGGCAGTGATGGTGTTTTTGTCGATAGTGGTAATATTGTTAAACTGTTGGAAGAGTAAGAAATTGCCGTCAATATGACGTTGCTCCTCAGTCAATTTATACAGATTCATAGGGTAAAATGAATCTAGTAGTTCGGCCCGATCAGTGATTGAGAAATATTGTATTCTATACAAAGGAGTACCCCGTAGGGTTTCCAGTATAAACCGCAAGAAGCCCTCCATCAGGGCCATTACAAAACGCCCCCCCTGTTGTGGTTTTAGCATAGATACTGATAATATCCCCCCCCGTTACAACTAGATCCTCACTCCATATAGGTGTTACATAAACACCCGAACCCGACGGAACGCTAAAACTGAATTCGGTCCCAAAAGGACTAGAATTTTTATAAAGTTTCCCATATGCGGTCCCCGCCGCTCCAGTCGGCACAGTGCTTACGGAAAACCTAAATTTAAACCGTAATGTCCCTGTTTTTGCTACTTTTACAGATCTGATTGCTGCATAAGTTGTATTGGCGCTAGGATCACCAGTGGCGTAAGCGCGGGTATCGCTATATTCTAAATAATCCCCGGCTGTCGCGCCTACAAAGGTGAATAACCCTTTATACTCTAAGGCCGAGCCTGACCAGCGCATATAATTGTTACCATCACCAATATCTAGTCGTGGTGTCCCTCCGTTGTATTCAAACAAATACCCGGTCCCCGAGCCATAGGCTGTCTTGCCACATTTTGCTCCGCCGCCAGTGCCAATGGTCAGCCAATTATCCACGGTCAGCGCCCCGGTGTACTGGCTGAGAGAGTAGAGGTTTGCCGCATAAATCGCCCCGGCCAGCACCGTCCCGGCTCCAAGGAATCCACCATCAATCTTGGTCGTTCCAGACTGTTTCCAGCCAGTGGTTAGCGCCAGATTGTCGGCCTCGGTGGTAGTCAGAAAAGTAGTTGGCGGCGTGCCGCTCATGCCCTCCCAGGTAGCCCTGGTCCCGGCAACAGTGGCTATTTTGTTGAGCACGACCTGTCTAGTCCCATAAACATCGGCAAATTTGCCACGGAAGGTCGTGCCGACGATAGTGGTCTCGCCGGCCAAGTTCGACCACAGCACCGGGGTGGTCAGGGTGGCCAGGTAGGTGGTCAGCGCCGACACCGCGTTGTCATAGGCCGTTTTCTCGGTGGTGATGCCGTAAGCGGTGGCCTGGCCGTCGATGCCGGATTGCTCGGCCAGGATGACGGTGTAGTCTAAGACCACGGTCGGTTTCTCCACCGCTGATAACACATCATCGCTGGAGATCGTGGTCAATGCCGCCAGGGCGGCGGCGGAGTCGGCCAGGGCCGTTGCGGCGTTCCCCTCTACCTCCTGAGCCAGGGTCTCGCCGACATAGGTGCCGGTCGGGGCCCCGACCGTGGCCCCCTGCTCATGCCGGTAGATCGAAAACTGCGCTACCCGGCCCACTCCAAGACCGCTGGTCCCATCAATAAAGATCCATGGGCACCAGGCCACCGCATCGACCGGCACCTGCAGCCGACCGCTTACCGATGTCCATCCCGTTGCGGCGGCAATCGAGCCGCACAACCCCCACTCCAGGGCCGTGCCCGTTACATCGAAAAAGCAAACCCCGATCCCGAGCAGATAGTTGCAGTCGGTGGCGTCCAGGGCGGCGGCAGTGTACAGCCACTCGCCAGGGGTGCAGGTCCGTCCCGGCAATTCGTAGGTATCACGAATCGCTACCTGCAAGGCCTTGGCCCAGGCTACGCCAGTAACGGCGACTATGCTCCCAGCGGTCCACTCGCCGATTTGGTCGGCAGTGTAGTCGTTAAAAAATCCACGTCGGACCAGGTTTGGCGTCACCGCCGGGCCATTGATTATCGAGTTCTCAAATGAATTTGGCGCAGAGGGGTCGTTGCTGAAAATGGCCTGCATGTTCCTAAATTCGGCAATCGCCCCGGGGCCGTTGAGCCGGAAGCCCTCGGTCCCTCCCGACGCCTCATAGGTATCGCTGTAGAGGTCGCCTGTGATCTGCGACAGCGACGATAGATTATTAAACGCCCCCTGCTCGGCGACGATCTCCCGCACGAACATCAGCTCAAATATGGTGGTGGTGTAGCTGCCGACCATCACCAGTTCGCAGTATTGGGCCGTTACCCGAGCCGGCAGCACGGCGACATTGAGGCCGGCCACGGTCTGCCAATAGTTGGTCGGTGCCGTGCCGCTGGTCCCGGCCACCAGCTCGCCGCTGGCAGTCAGGGTGTGGTCGGCTTCGGCCTCCAAATAGCTCCAGGCCAGGCCATCGGCGGAATAGCGGACATAGCACTGGCACGGGGTGCTGCCGACATGCAGGATGACCTTATCGATGTAGTCGACCAGGCCGAATTGGTAGCGGATAAATTTGGCGGCGCCGGTCAGGGAGTAGGTGATGCCGCCGGAATCAACCACCCGGTCATAAAGGGTCGCCAACTGCGCGCTGGTGCTGCCATCCGCATCGGTCATAACAATCGAGGCGGACAACTCCACGTTGACATCGACCCCGGTCAGGGTCAGCGGCGTGCCGTTGCCAATTTCGCTGGCAACCCCAGGCCCAAAGGCGTCGATGGGGATGATCTTTACCTTATAATTGGTACCAACGATAAGGCCGGTGATCAAAAAACGGCGGGAGACGGCAGAGACCGTATCGATCAGGGTGGTAGGGTCGCTGGCGGTATCGCAATAGATCGCAAAGCCGGTCTGATCGGCATCGGTGGTCGACCAGGCCGACCAGACGATGGCGACGCCCTGGAAGACATCGACCACATCGGGGGTGTACCCGGCCATGGTGGGGGCAGGGTTGGAGACGGTGAGGCTGGCTGCGCTAGCCGACAGCATACCGGTATCGCCCTTGACGTAGACTCGCACCGTAAATGCCCGATCCGGCCCGCCGTCGGCGCTGTTTTGCTCATAGGTGTACTCGTAGGAGTTGATCAACGGGTAGGCGGTATGGACAACCGTGCCGCCCTTGACGATCTCGATCTGGTACGAGGCAAACCAGGGACCGGCGCCGCTATTGCCTGGCCGGTCGCTCAAACTGGTGGCGGCCCAGGCGAATTTGGCCGTACCGCCGGTAAAGGTGGTGCTGGTGTCGCCATCGACCAGCACCAGGCCGGTGACATCCGGCACGGCGGGGATGGTGATGTCTTGAGTCAAATAGGCCCAGGCGGAATAGGTGCCGACATGGCTCCGAGCCCGGACCCGAAAGCCGAATTCACCGGCGGCCAAGTTATCGAATACCGCCGAGGTGCCGCGCACCGGGACATGCTCCAGATAGATTGAGGCCCCAGGCGGCAGATACTCGACCTCGTACTCATCGACATAGGCGCTGGGGGCTGCTGTCCAACTCAGTGTGCCGGTGCCGGCGGAGTAGAGATCGGCGCTAGACCAGGCCAAGGCCGACGGGGCGGGCAGGTCAAAGGGGGTGGGCAGCGTGGTGGTTGGGGCAGGCGTCGGCGCCGCTTCGTGACCGGTGGTCCAGCCCCAGACCGAGGAGTCGGTCTCGGCGAAATCGATCTCCACCACCAGGGCCGGAGGAGTCCCCACTTGCACCAAACGCACCGACCCCGCTGTAAAAACCTTATTGACCCAGCCGTACTTTTCAAGAGTCAGGCGGAAATTCTCGCCGGATTTTATCTCCCAGGCCCGGCTGCGGCACTGGATCACCCCGTTGATCTGCCGCCGGTTGATCTCGATCTGGTTGCGGACGATACGCTGGCTGGCGGTCTCGGAGATGGTAAATAGAAGTTGGGCGTCCTTCCAAATCTCCTCGTCATTATCCTCGGCCACATACGCGGCGATCTTCACCGGCGGGAAATCCGCTGGCTGCCAGCCGTTGGCCGGCGACACAAAGGTGCCCTGCACGGCGTTAAACAGGTTAGTACGGCTATGGCGAGTTTGGAATTTAATCGGGCCTACCAGGTCATTGGCGGTCAAATCCATAACCGGCGACCGGTAGGCCCCGGCATGGATATACCAAAGGTTGCCCAAGGAGATCGCCGCCCCTGACGAGGCCGTTAATAGGCTTTCAATGATACTTTTAGGCGTCTCCGCCGAGTCGATAATGCCGTTGACAGTGTACCTGTCCTCGGTGCCGCCAGCGGCCAGGGCCACATCCTCGTCGCAGATATTGGCCGCTTCGATCAGATCGGCGCTAACGATCTCGCTGCCGTATTGGGCATTGAGACCAAAGGTTGCGTCGTGCAGATAATCGGCCTGGCAGAGCGCGGCATTGGTGGTGTAGCCGTAGGAGGAGGAGCGCGGGTCATAGATGCCGTCATAGCCCAGGACATCAAAGGTAATATTGGGTAAGCCGTGCGGGAAAATATTTGTGTCGGCTTTTAGCTTGAGATAGACATGGGCACAACTGCGCTGCCGGTGGTTGACGGTCCACTTGTCCGGGCAGTTGGTCATCAAGGCAGCAATGGCCGGTTGGTCGACCTCCCCAAAGTTAGTGTACATCTCAACAAAACCGGCGGTACGGCCCGTGGAGCTATTGCCGGTAATGGGGATTAGCTCACCATCAAATCTAAGATATGATATCGCATTCAGTTTTTTACCAGATAAGGTGATGACGATATGGAAATACTCATTGTCATCGCCATTGGTATGTAAAAAGGAGAAAACCCCACCTAACCTAGCCATGCCATATACCAGCCGTCGGGCGGCAATTGGCTGCCTGACCGTGACCGAGCGGTCGGAAAGCTGGTGCTGGGTAGCGGTGATGCCGTTTGAGCTGGGCTTTTTGGTCATGGCCATGGAGACCAACGACCCGGCCAGGGCCAGGCCGCCGCCAATCATGGCCGAGACCATCGAAAAGCCGATTACGCCGGCGACCGTGCCCCCGGCGATACCGCTGCCAACGGCGGCGACGATAATCGGGATTGCAGCCGGCATCTTACGATACCCTCCAAGCGGCCTTAACCGTGGCCAAAGGGTAATAGGTAATTCCCGTCTCCGTCAGCAGGGCCACCTGTGCCCCCAGGCAAACCCCTACGGCATCCATGAGAGAGCCATCTTCGTCGTCAGGGCCAATCATCACGTTTGTGGGCGGCGAGACAAATACCCGCGCGATAACAATATCCCCTCGGCGGGCGGTCAAAATTGGTATCGATTCGCCAAAACACGCCGTGCAGAGGGCAGTCAAACCGCCGATCCGCCGGAGCTTGCGCTCCATACTCAGCCTGGTTTTAATCCCACGGAATTCCTTGGCCACATCTTCCCCGGTCATGGCAAGGACGGCCCCGGCGGCAAATAAGGCGCAATTATTCGTGAGCCAATCAAAGCGATGTTCCAGGGCCAGATAGTCGTGCAAACGCTCCGGCCAATCGTCTCGTCTCATGATCTGCCCCATTTACCGTTCCACTCCTGCAGGCTCGGCACGTACTCAAAGCCCAAATCCCCTGGGTAGAGGCGTTGCTGGCTCTCGTGGGTGTAGCGTAACTCCCGGGGGCGCTCCAGGTCGCGCAGCCTGTTTTCGTAGGCAATGGTGATGTTACAGGTGGTCCCGGCATCTTCAATGTCCGGCAGATCCAGCCGCCCGATAAAGGCCAAGGCCGGATCGGCGATGACATTGCCGCTGCTATTGATAAAGCCGAGCCAGACCTTGCCGCCCTTGCCGGTGCGGCACTCCTGCATGATGATCGAGATCAGCTCGCTGCTCATGCCGGAGAGGGAGACATTGATGCCGGTGGCCCGGATGTCGGAGGAGTCCTCAATCGGGGTGATGGTGCCGAGACCGCCGGTGCCGGTCCAGGTCTTACCGTCCCAGGGGATATTGCCTAGACCCGACCACAGATTGACCACGCCGCTGGCGAACTCTCCCTCAAAAAAAACGACCAACGATTTGGTCTTTTTGCCGAGTTCCTCAATAAATAAACTGCTAAACCCCCGGTTCATACGTCCTCCATGGCGGTGAAGCCGATCCCGAACTTCATGGCCCCGGCCACGTCCCACTCGATGCCCGCCTTTAGCCGCCAGGTGCCCACCGGATTGGCGGTGATGATGGCTTGGCCATTGGTCAAAACGTCGCGCACCCTGGGGAAGATATCCAAGACTGCCTCGCCGCTGCTGTCCGAGGTCACGTCCTGCAAGACCTTATGCAGGCGGTAGCCGAGCTGGATGTAATCGCCGATTCTCAAAACGGCGGTGCTGGGCGTCCAGCCTTTGGTCGCCAGGGTCTTGCTGCGTTGTTGGCCCGCGCCGTTGACTTGCGGCGTCCCGGCGGCACTGCCCCTGGGCATACTGTTTGATGAGTCGCCCATGTAAAAGGTGCCCATGGTGCCATTTAAGGCCAGGCCCCAGGAGATCCAGTTCTCGGCGTCATTTTTGCGCATCGGCGGCAGCGAGACCTCCATCACCCACTGCTGGCCCATGTGCTCGAAGAACTCCCCCTGGAAGGTAAACGGCGACTCCGACTGGCCAATAGCAAAACGCGGCGCAAATTTCAATTTGGTTGGCGCTGGCGACGAGGGGACAGTCAGCGGATAGGAGAGGGTCATATCCTGCCCCGCTGATTGAAGTTGGCAACAGCCGTCACCGCCCGTTGCTCAATCGAACCGTTGACGCTGGCCACCAAGGTCTCCAAGCGCTGCACGGCCTCTATTGATGCCCCGCGCATATCGACGTAAAAGGTGTTACTGGTGGCAGGCCCCGCCCCGCTATCATTGGTCATGGTCACCGGGATCGTGCGTCCGTCCGGCAATGGCACAAAGGCCTCCCGCATTGAGCCCTCGCCAAATTCGGCAATCTGCGGGCTAGAGGCGATGCCGCCCCCGGCGTATTTACGCAGCGGCAGAGGGCCGCGGTCGGTCATGATACCGCCATCGGCAAATCCGTAGGCGCCCATGGCGTTATAGTTTTGATAACCGGCATAGCCGCCATAGTCGGCAAAGCCGCTGAGGGCTGATCCAAGCACCGATAGTCCGGCCCCGACCAGGCCTTTGTTGCTCTGGCCGTCGCCCATCAGGGCCATGGTCAGCTGCGCCGACTCGTAATTGGCAATCATATTGAGCAGCATGTCGCCGAAGGCATCGCCCCAGTTGTCGTAATTGCCCTTCATCAGGTCCAAAAAGGTAGTGGCGGTGTAGGACTGGATGTTTTGGTAGGCCGACTTCCAGATCTCGCTCATCTCGTTGGCTTTGATCCGGTTGTTTTCAACCCATTGAGAGATGGCTTTACTGGTTGCCTCGTCTGCGGCCTTTCTGTTTGCCGCATCTTCAGCGTGGAGAGATTTGACCAGGTTGTTGTAGTCCTTGAGCTGTGATTCGCTCATTGTCCGCCAGCCCTGCTCGGCCTTAAACCTCTCCTCGGCCAGCTTCTTAAGCTCTATCGTCTTCCATAGCTCAAGCTGGACTTGACTTACTCCTGCCTTCTGCCACTCGGCAGCCTGCTTGGCAATCTGCGCCACTTGATAATCGTAATAGCCCGAGGACTCGAATTTGAGGGCTGAGTAGACGCCCTTCCAGGCGCCTGCGGTTTGATCAGCGGCTTTTTTTGCTTCTTGCGGATCAATTGGTTTCGGTGCTGCCCATGGGGTTGTTTCGTTCGGGCTTTTGTCCCACCATGGTTTTGTTTCCGGGCCATACGCTTTCGACGTTTCGATTTTAGGCGCATAGACCATTACAGGGTTAGGATCTGCTAGGGCGTCGAGAAAAGACCTCCCCGCGCTATTGGGGATTTCGATATCAACAACAACTTTTTTTTCCTCCCCGTTATTTGCTGTTAGGCTGTCGATAAATTTTGATACCCCCTGAAAGGTCGAGGCTAGGCCACGAGTCGCCCCGGTTGCATCATTAATTTTGTCGATCAATTTCCCAATTGAATTCATCGAATTTGTCATTGACTGGCCGACGGTTACCGGCATTTTATCAAATTCGGCATTGATCCCAGCCCCTGATTTCTGGATCGCGCCGAGAATGGTTGATGCAGATAAAACCCCTTCTGCCCCCATTTCGCGAAGTGCGCCGATGCTTATATCCATGCCATCGGCAATAGCTTTAGCGAGTCTTGGCATTTGCTCTAAAACTGAGCGCAATTCATCCCCTTGTAATCGCCCGGATGCTAGGCCCTGCGAAAATTGGATTAACCCGGCTGAGGCTTCTTGCGCTGTAGCGCCTGATATAAGGATGGATTTATTGATAAGATCGGTGACGTTAAGTAGATCGCTTTGACCGAGACGCAACTCTGTTGCAGATCTGGCAAGCCGTGCGTAGAGATTGGCTGTTTCGGCATAGTTCGCACGGCTTGATTGGGCTTGTTCAAAAAGCTTCGATTGGATCTCTTCCAATTCCCCGAATGAGGATGTCACCAGTTTCAATCTCGCTTCGAGCAGGGTATAGGAATCGGCAAGTTTTACCGCGCCCACAATAGAATAGCTTAACCCTAGTGTTGCGAGGACACCTCCCATTCCAGATAAGGCTGAAGTTACTGATCCTATTGGGCCGAGGATATCGCTAAACTCTGTTTTCAGTTTGCTGCTAAACGAACGAGCCGCAAATTCTCGGTCAATTTGAGCTAGTGTCCAGGCTAGTTTATTGGCACCGACATCAGCCTCCTCAAACCCCTTCCGCCCTCGCCGCCCGGTACTCTCCGCCTCATCGCCAATCCTGCGGATGGCGGTGATGACGCCTTTTTCGTCGGCGACGATTTCGATTGCGAGTCTGGAGACATTACCGGCCATGGCGTTACTCGGTTGAGGTGTTGGGTTGTGGGGCGGCCATCATCATGGCCGGGCACCCGCGATTGGGGTTTAAGATCTTGGCCAGCCGTCCCAGATCGCACCACTCGGTGAGGGTCAGATCGTCGGCGCGGAAGGGGTAGCCCCCTTGCTGCAGACCATAGGTGTTGAGCATCTTTTTGGTGTAGTCGTGGAGGTCTTGGTAACTCTTTTTTTGGCAGTGCTCGCAGGCCCAGGCAAGGTTTGCGCCATTTTCCACCTCACACTTTGCCCGCTCGGGTGGCGTGCAGAGGCCAACCCCGAGCGCGACAAAGTCGGCCTCTACTCCCCCGCTTCGTCCCCGTCTGTACCCTCTTCTGCTTCGTCCACTTCGGTCGTATCCGTGGAGATAGAGGCCTCAAAGACTTGGATGGCCAGGATCTCGATGACGTCCGGGGCCTGCTTGATCACCAGCGCCTGCCACTGTGGGTCATAGTTGGGGCTCTGCGGATCGGACGAGATCGGCACCGTCTTCCCGTCTACCACCTTGCCGAAACTACCCTCGCCGATACCGATCAGGATCTTGGCCCCGTACTTTTGGCGCATCTCGCCAACCGACCGCACCACCTTATTGCCCTTGCGAGTCACCATACCGTTGGCATAGCCGTTAATCTCGGAGGAGGTCGGCATCCGGTAAAATAGGCTCAACTTGCTGTTGGACAGGTTATCGTTCAGTTTCAATTCATTTTTGATGTTTTCTCCCAATACTCTCATGCTCGTTTCCTTAGCCCGTAAAGGGCGGTTTAAGATTGTTTTATGACCCCTTCCGACTTCCCCTCTCCCGCTGGGGGGAGAGGGTGGCCAAAGGCCGGGTGAGGGAGGTACAGCCTACGATAAAATTTGTTTGTAGCCCCAACAGCCCTCACCCCGGCCCTCTCTCTGGGGGGGGGAGCCCCCCCGCAAGGGGGAATAAAGGGGCGCTTTGGAGGTTGACTATCAAGCGGCATAGGTAGCGACTTGATTGGTCACTTTGACGATGACCGAGCCGTAGGTGCTGTCTTCCAGCACCTGCAGATCCCCGGCCTCGGCCAGGCGCTTGCCGCTCACCGAGATCGGGGCCTTGAGCACCCCCAATTTTGGGAAGATGATCTCGACCTTGTAGTTCTCGCCATCGGCAAACTCTGCGCCGTTGCAGAGGATGCGCAGACCAAAGGTCTCGTTGCTGGCAATGGCCTGCTGCAAGATGAAGTTGCGGAATTCGCGGTCGAGCTTGACGGTTTGGCCGCGGCCTTCGCGAAAGGCCCTGGAGGCGTAGCCGGAATAGCCGGTCCCGGGCGTGAACTCGATGGCCAGGCTGTTCTGGAAATTCCACTCCAACGAATTGATCTCAGCAGTCAGGGCCTTGCCCCCTTCAAAGGCGCTGCCGCTCCATTTACCGCCCAAGGTCACTTGGAGGTCGGAGATCCTGAGCGCCGATTCGGTGATCCGGCTGGGGAATGTCGCCCAAGCGGCCTCGGTTGGCACGTAGAGCACTTTATACGAGATTGAGGCCCCGGCCCCGCCGGTGCTGGTGATGGTAAGAACCGCCGGAGTAGCGCTGGATACTGCCGAAAACTCCACCTCTTCCCAAACGCCGGCGGCAGTCTCGGCCCGGATCTGATGGATGGAGTCAAGCCGGGCCGCTGCCGTGCTTCCTGCCACCGCATTGGCGGCAAGCGTCAGACTGGTGACGTTATCAAGCGCCGTGATGGTCTCCTCCAGCACGGAGTCGGAGTATTTGCCGGTGCCCTTGATCTGGGCCGCCAATTTGATCCAATCGTCCTTGGTAAAGGTGGCGGTAAATGAATCGACAAACATGCTGGAGAACAGCCGCTTGGCCACGGTCAGGCCCCAACGCTGGGCAGCGGCGAACGATGGGTTGGAGCGGCTGCTGTCTAAGTCGTTGGCAATAGGAGTGATGGTATGAGTATAGCCCGCGCCAACGGTGGCGGTGCTCACCGTGCCCAAGGCGTAGGCGCAGACAAAACCAAAGTGCTGGGTCTGGGCCTTGGGGAAATTAAACGTAGTCGATGAGGTGGCGCCGTTATCGTAGATGCTCGATGCCTCCTCGTGGCCATTCAGTTCCGAGGCGTCGGTCTCGCGGCGCGGGTCCAGGTTGATGACATCGCTCAGTCCCACCAATAGGCTGCTGTCTAAGGTCTGGGGGGTGTTGAGGGCGGTCTCTTTGAGGTTGGCCGAGACCGCAATCAGGTTATGGGTTGCTCGTGGCGATCGCATGGGCGTTCTCCTCCTAGTTGGTTGCGCCGGCGTCTTTGGCCTGCGGTTTTTTATCGGGTGCGGCCTTGGCCTTAGCCGTCTCCGGTACGGCCATGAACCGATGGTCAAGTCCGTGGGGGATCTCGCTATATCTCGTGCCGTGTTCGTATCTTCTACCGGCCAAGGGGCCGTCCACCATCTCGAATGGCGGCTTGTTGGGTTTCAGGATGTACTCTTTCATGGCTCACTCCTTGTTAAAATGTCTCGCAGGCGCAGACCCGGCACTCGGCGTAATGGCAAAGTACTTTGCCGAACTGACGAAAATCGATCAGGTCGATCTGCAGGCCAATCGCTCCTGCCATTGGCCCCCAGTCTGGTTGGGTGGTCTCGCAACTGCCGTTTAAGGTCTCGTCGGCGTCCACTGCCGCTTCGACCCTGTCAACCAAGGCCTGGAAGGCGCTCTCGGAATCGTCGGCATCTTTTAGGCCGTAGACCAGACGGATGACAAAGACATGGGCTCGTTCCTTCTCCCCCAAGGTGCGCTGCTGTTTGGGAGAGATCTTGCGGCTGATCAGGCAGGCGTTGTACTTGTCTCCGCTTTTAAAATGTTCCAGCACTTGGCCCCAGTCCGGCGAATAGCGCTCCCGTTCATGAATCTGGCCAATGCCAGAAACCTGGCCGATGATAGCGGCCAAGGCCGCTGAAATGCTTTCCCGGCTCATTGCTCACTCCCTTGCACCCGGGCCACGATCCGGGCCGGAATGGTCGCGAGCATCTGTCTGATCCATGGCGTCAACTCATCTAAACTCTGGCCGAACATGTGTTTGCCCTCAAAGCCTTTGATCGAGATCTTGCGGGCGATGGCAAAGGCGGCGGACTTGGCCTCATGCTCATCGAGCCCCAGTTTACGTTGGGCCCAGAGTTGGATCGGCGCAATCGGCGGCATCCGCTTGCCGGGACGGCGGCCCAACTCAACAACCAGGCCATACTCCAATGGGGTGCCAACGACGCCGGTGATGCTTTGGCCCAAAGTCCGTACCTCGCCAAAGATACTGCCGGCCAGTCCTGCCGCCCCGCCAACCCCCTTTGGGGTCTTGGCCACTACCGCCCCTTCCAGGCGGCGCACCACCAGGTCCATGACCGTTACCACCTCCCGCTTGTAGGCCTGCGGGTATCTCTCGGCCAGGGCGCGGAGACCGGAGATATCGAAGTTGGCGGAGAGTGCGGTCATGGTCCTGATCCTTTAATCCACCGCAGGTTACGGCTGCTCGTAGAGTTCGATAATATCGGTGCCGTTGTCGACATACAGCGCGTATTTGCCGGTAGCCACCGTGCCGCCGGTCTGGCCGGTGACCTTGAAGGTCACGGTCTGACCCGAGTTGTTGTAAATAAAATGCGGCTTGCCCGCCGTAGCCGCCGGCAGGATAGCGTCAATGGCGCCGTTGGCATTGGTTACCGAGATAAACGTGGCCTGGGCCTCTGCCGTGCTCAGAGTCCAGGCCACGGCAGCCCCGCCGTAGTTATGGGTAGCAGCAGAGAGCAGGTCAACGGTGCCGGAGGCGTCGGGGATGGTGACGGTGCGGTCGGCGGTAGGATCGGTGGGGGTGACGGTGGCCTCGTAGGCGTTGGCGGTAGCCCCCTCTAGCACCAGGCCGTTGCTGGCCCCCCACACCGAGTTGGCGATATCCTGCCCATTGGTAGCCAGGGTGCTGGTCATGACCATACCGGTATCGTCGGGAATGGTGACGGTTTGATCGGCAGTAGAATCTTGGGGTGTCAAGGTGGTCTCGTAGGCATCGGCGGTCGAACCCTCAAAGACCAGGGCCTGACTCTGGGTGCCGAGGGCGGTGATGGCCGAGGTGTCGACGTAGTTTGAAAAATTGAAGTAGTAGGTGGTGGTGTTGATCGCCACCCCAATCGGTTGGTTCCAGGCCGGGGCCGATTGGGTCACCGCCCCTGCCGTGCCGGAGAGGTAGCCCAGCGCCCCCTCGCTTAGCGTAGTCCAACCCGAGACCACGCCCTGAACCACGATCTCGACCGTGGCGCCAGTAGCGCCGCCCCGGCCAACGATGCCGACCGCCGGACGCAAGGCGGCATCGTCGGCATCGGCTTTGTAGGCCAAACCGTCCGCATCCTTGATGTTGACCACCTGGCCGCTAGTCAGGGTCTCACCGGCAACCGCCGAGATCCTGGCGTAGGATTGCCGGATCTGATAGGCCATGGCCGGGGTGGAACAGACACCGAGCACCAGGATCAGGGTGAGCAAAGCGCCAATTTTTCCAAAGAACTTTTTCATCATGGTAAAACCTCCGTAAATGTTGATTTAAGATCCGGCTATTCTTTTAGAGCCGGAGGGTATTATTCAGTTATCTGTAGCGGCGCGGGTGGGTGAGACGGTCCCGGCCATTGGAGAGATTGAGATCCCAGTCGGCGACCGCAGCGGCAGGTCCAGGTTGGCCAGGGGTGAGGCCGGTGGCCTGGGTGAACTCCCGTTCAAAGGCCTTGGCCAGGCTCTCGTACTCCCGGCGCTTGCTGAGCTGATCCACCGAATCGACATTGATGGTCGAGTCGCTGCCTTCGGCGTAGGCCGCCGACAGCATCCGGCAGAAATAGGCAGCGGCCAGGGCCTGCACCGCCGTCTCGTCCTTGGCCGGGATGGTGCTGACCAGCTCGTCCACCACATGCACGGCGGTAAAGGTGATGCGTACCGGCGCGCCGTCTGCAATGGTGGCCCCATCGAGCAAATGCAACTCCTTGCCGTCCGGGCTCTGATAGACCGTCCACTCCTCTGGGTCGAGGATGGTCTTGGCGGCCTTGGTATCATCCACCGGGTACTCCACCGAGCGGACCATGGAGAACTCATCATCCCAGCCCTCCAGGACAAAGAGGATGGCGGCATGGCTGCCAACGCCGCCCTGGTCAACTACGCGCACCCGGGGGCGGTGCTTGGAATAGGTCTCCACCGCCTTGGCAATGGCCTTATTGTGCTGGGCCGTGCCAGTGAATTTCTCTTGGCTGACCTGGTCGTCAAGGGCCTGCCGAAAATCTTCCCGGGTGCTCATGGATTATGCCACCTCGGCCTTGTAGCCGGACGGGTAGGAGATGACGGTGCCGGCGTACTCGTGCCGAATCTTGTAGCGGATTTTGTCGGCCACAAAGACCTGCTCGGACTGCGGCGAATCGGCCAGGAACATCTCCGGGTCTTGCCGCCCGTTCAGATAGCCCATCTCGATCATGTCTACCTCGGACGGCGGCAACAGCAGGCCCCAGTCGCTGGCATCGGCCAGCAGGCTGACCATGGCCCCGTCGAGCTTGCCCTTCAGCGGGTTGCGGGTCTTGGTGGTCAGGTCGTTGGCGGAGTAATAGAAATCGTCGTTGATGATCTGCTCCGCCGTGGTCAGGAGGTCAATCGGGTAGATCAGGACGGGTTTGGCGCCGCCATCGAGCAGGCCGATACGTTCGCCGCTATCCATCTCGGTCATCTTGGCCAGGGCCAGATAACCAATCAAGGCGGTGGCGTGAGAGAGGGCTGTGGCCCCCAGATTGCCATGGCCGCCGGTAAACCAGGCGGTGCCATCCGAACAGTTGCTGTTGTTGATGAAGAAGTTCCAGACATACTTGGCGTGGGTGCGGCGCGCGGCCCGACCCAGACGGCTAAGCAGGCGCTGGATGACGGAGATATCATCGTTGATAATGGTCTTCCTGGTCACGGTCATCAGGTTACCCTTCTGGCCGAGGCTGTAGGTCGCCTCCTCGTCGGTGACGCCTGTGATCTCCTGATAATCCGCCGTTTCCGGATCGATGGTGGCCAAGTCGCCGAAGTAGCCGACGTTGACCGCCTCTTGCGTCTTGAAGTCCTTGACCGGCTTGCGGGTGGAGATCAACAACGACTCTTTGAAGTCCAAGGCCCGATAATCCATGACCAGACGGCGGGACATGGTGTTGCCCAGGGCAAAGCTGAAGGTGCCGGAGTTGATGTCCTGGCTGGCCCTGAGGTCGGCAGGTAAGGCCCCACGGTTAAAGTGGCCGTTGACATCGGTATCACCGGTGGTCAGGGTGTAGAGCTCGCGCAGTCCGGAGAGGCGCGGCAGCCCTTCATAGTCCTGGGCGGCGCGGGCCTCAAATAGCGGCTGATGATCCAAGGCTTGCAGGGCATGGAGATCGGCGCTGGTCTTGGCGTCGATGCCGAACATCAGATCGACCGCTGCCGAGATCTTGCCAGCTGTGGAGAGGCCGACATTGACCCGGCCCTGATCGCCCAGGTTAAAGGCCGGCGTAGCGCTCATCTTGGCCAGATAGTTCTTTTCGGTGGTAACTGCCGCGTCTAGTGTCGCCTGCTCAAAGACGGAACCGCTAAACAGCCCCCGCACTCGGTCCAGGGCCGGTTCCGGCAAGGCGCTGGCTGCCAGGGTAGCATCGAGCATACGCCCGCAGGCGGCCCGCTGTTCGATGACTTTGGTCTCATCGGTGACCAAGGCCTTGACCTGATCGAGGGTGATGGCCTGTTGCGCCTGCTGCTCGGTGCCTGCGGCCTTGGTCGGCTCGGCCTTCGGCGTCATCGCCTGTTGGGCGATCAAGAGCAACGCCTCATCAGTGATGGTGCTTTCGTCTTGTCCTGCCAGCAGATCGGGCCGCTGCTGCTTGATCATTGCCAAAAATTTGCTTCTATCCATTTTCTTCTCCTCTTGCATGAGGCCGGCAACGGCCCGTAGGAATTTTCCGCCGGCTGCCGGGCGGGTTACTACATCCACCGACGATGCCGACACGATTTGCGTGACCAGGACCACCTCCTGGTCGTCTACCATGACGTTGAAGCCCTTGACCCGCGAATCAATCGAGAGCCCCAACACATTTTGATTGCCCTGATCGAGCCCATGCTGAATGGTGCGCGGCAGCCAGGCCTGATCCGGCAAGAATTTGATAATGGCCTTGATGCCTTCGGCCTCCCACCAGGTGCGCTCGATCCAGCCCACCTTGCGGGCTGACAGGTACTTTTTGACATCCTCCAGCAACCCCATGTCCGGGATCTGCAGGTGGCTGAAGAAATCGGCGGTCAGTTCATAGGCGTTGATGTCGACCCCGTCAAAGACCTTGTCCGCCACTGCCGCCTGCAAGACCTCATCGCTCCAGTAGTAGCGGGGATAGCCCAGGCCGAGCCCAGGGGCGATGATCACCACCTCCCAGACCAGGCCCTGGGTGTCCGCCTGACGGGCGGCCTGGAAGCGGATGGTCTGCTGCCGCTCCTGATCTGTCGACGGCGAGACCGTATCTGCCTTCCCCGCCCAGGCCTCGATTATGGCCATGGCGGCGCGTTGGGCTCGGGCCTCGTCGCTATCCTGGGCCAGGCTTGAGCCGTAGACCGAGAGGGCCATGGCAATGGCCGCCGGGGGGCGTCCAGCCAGCCAGGGGGGAGGATTTGTCAGCGACCACTCCATGGCGGATTACTTCCTGGCGCCGGTAAGCTGCCGGCGCTTGGGATTGGGATTGATGCCGGTAATGCGGATCTCGGGGAGTTTGGTCACGGTCTGGCCGGCCTGGTAGCGGACCTTGGCCCCGCCGTTGGTGACCAACACCGCCTCGCCGCTGCTGCGATCAATGTTGGAGCCCAACAGGTGCTGGGCCGTAATGCCGTAGGCCGCACAGGCCGCCTCGATCAGCTCCAGGTCGGCGGCGCTGAAGGCTGGGGCCTCGTCAAACTCAGCCCCTACGGGTGATACCTGCCAGGTTGCGTTGGGCATCTCGGCCACGGCCTCGGCGACCAGGTCTTTAATCTCCAGCCGTAGATCGGCCACGATCAACTCCCGATGCTCCACCAACTGCTGGCCCAAGATCTGCGCCAGTTCTGCGGCGCTGTAAACCTTCGGGGCCTCGTTACCCTCTGCTGCCTTTTCTTTTGCTGCCATTGTCCTACCTCCGTTGATTGTCAGTCATATTGCGCCCGTTCGTGATAGGGCATGGATTGCCATTGCGCGGGTAAATTATCCCAGTCGGTTTCGAGGGTGTGGAAACAGCCGCAGTTGACCACCTCCTTGGCCGGGAGCCCCGGCGCGTGTGGGTAGGGGATAAAGCCGTACCACAACACATCAAGCGCCTCCTCGGAGCCATTGAGCTTGGCATGCCAGATGCGGGGATGGGCCTTGCCCGAGGCGTACCACTTCTTTTTCCAGGGCAGCTCGGGGTTATTGGCCACCGTCGCCTCAAGCCGCGCTTGGCGTGAGAGGCTATGCACCCGGCCCATCTCGGTGCGGGTGATGGTCTCGGCCCGCTCGGCGATGCTACGATAGACCCCCGGGTCTTTGAGGTTCTTGCCGATGGCCTCCATCACCTGGTGCGGGGTCTTGGCCCCCAGGAGCCCATTGGTTAGCTCGCTGTTGATCTTCTTCTTCAGGTCGCTGCTGACGCCGCCGATCAGATCCAGACTGTAACCCTGCATGATTTCGAGTGTGGTACGGCTCAACTCCGGTAGCATGGACTCGATGCCGGCCACTCTGAGCGGGCCGTCGATCATGTCGATCCCCGCCTCCCACATATTGGCCAAGATGCCGTTCTGGGTCTGGCCGTAAGCCGCGCTGAAATGATCGATGCCGGCATTGATCGCCCGCTGCAACTCCGGCAAGCGGTAGGCCTGCCACTCGGTCTCGGCTATTCTGGCCGCCACCTCGGTACGAGAGCTGGCCAGCAAAGCCACTACTTTCTCAATCTCCCGGTCCCGTAACCTACCGGTAGCCGCAATCAACGCCTCCAACTTGGCGTCATAAGCAATTGCTCGCGGGTTCTTGGCCATCTATAAGTCCCCTTCCAAAGCTCCCCCTCTCCCCCTGGGAGAGGGGCGGGGTGAGGGCTCCACCAGAACCCCGTTTAAACTTGCTTTAAAAATCCCCACGTCTTACGCCATATTCTTTTTGGTAGGATGGGGCGTTTCGTCCCCCAAATCGCTTAGAGGCGGTTTTTCGGCCTTTAAGTAATCCACCGTCACCCCGTCCTCATCCGTGCCTAAATCTTCCCCCTCCAACGGTTGGACTTCGATGCCGGTCTGACCGGTCACCGAGGCAAAGACCTTGCCGGCGTCTTCGTGCGACACCCACTTGTTGGTCGTGGCCAAGGTCAAGGCCTGGGCCAGGGTAAACATGCCGTCGACGATCTTTTTCAAATCCTTGACCGAGATCTCAGGCATATTGACCTTGAGGCGGAAGGGCTTGGCCTTATCCTCACGCAGGGTGCCATGGATGATGGCCTGGTCGAGGACGAATTGCAGCACTTGGCAGAGATGGGCCTTGATCGTGTTCTGCCGTTCTTTGAGATCCTTAAACGACGGCTCCCCCATCAGATCGGCCTCGGTCTGATAGGCCTTGCCGCCGGAGCCGAGCCAGGAGGCGGGCCGGTTGACGCAGGCGGCCAGGTAGTCCTTGCAGAGGTCGAACATATTGCGATTGTCGGCGGCCTTGAGGTCGGGGGACACCGCCGTATATTTGACCTTATCGTTATGGACCCTCTGCGCCCCAGGCTTGGGGACAGGATTCTTCTTGATGAACTCCTGGATGTCTTTCTCGTCTGCCCCGTTCAGCTCGATGTCCCAGATAAAGGACTTCTGCATCTCGGCCCGGTCGACCTCGTTAAAGAGGCCTGACTCAAAGCCGTCGATAAAATCAAAGAGATGCACCAGGTCGGAGCGGCCCCGGCTGGCGTTGGGGGGATTATTGATGGCCAAGAAAAAGCACTCCCCCACCAGGCGGCCATAGGTCTTGGAGTAGGGGTTGGCATCGATCCGCACCGCAGGCAGGGTATTGCCGCTGCGCCCGACATCGCCCTTGAGCCGGACGGCGGAGACGATCTCCGGGAAGTCTTTGAGTAAAATGACCTCTTGGATATTGATCGGGTCGACGTAGGTCAGAAAAACGCGGCCATTGTGCGGGTTGACCTGCACCGGCCAGCACTGCTCTCCCAGCAGGTTCAAAAACTCCACCCGCTTTTGCAGCCGCAGGTCCATCTGGTTCATCGGGTCGTTCCAGAACTGCTCCAGGATCTCCTTGGCCGCGCCCGGCTCGTCGTTTTCGACCTCGAAGGTAATGCCTTCGCCGAGGACGAAGTTTCGGGTGTCGCGCACAAAGCGTTTGACCAGGCCCGAGGTATCGTAGAGGTAATAGGCCAGTTCCAGCATGGTATCCTGGGACAGGGCCGAGAGGTCGCGCTCCTGGGTGCGGTTTTGGCCGGTGAGCCTGCGGTAGCCGTCGCCGTTGGGGTCATAGTCCAAGTTCATGGGCATGGCCTGGCGGGCGGCCTGGACCGCCTCCTTGACCTTCTTGTCGATCTCGCTGCCGGAGACGCGGCCAAGTTCCTCAACCAAGGAGGTGACCTCCTCGTTGGTGCGCATCCCCAATAGTCTGGCAAGCCCATCCCGTAGTCTCATGCCTGCTCACCCCTCATAAATTTACGCAAGGCTCGACCCACCACGCCCCTGGCCCCAAACAGGCTGGCCTTGGCTGGTTCGCCGCCATCGCTCCGTCTGGCCTCGTCGTGCAACCTGCGGCTGCGCTCCGGGTCTACCGAGCCGTGGGCGAAACCGGTGGCGCCCTGGGCTTGGCTTACCGCTGCCTCCAAGGCGTCCGGGCCATCGTCATTGACGTTTTTGTTTAGGATATAAATCATCTGCTCGACCAAGAGATCCTGGTCGCTGTGGCCCTTGCAGAAACGGATTCTGCCGTACTCCCAAAGATATTCGAGGGTAGCGATGATCCGGGCCTCTTTGTTGGTGGAGTGCTGCACCGCGTGCCAGGAGATATAGCGCCCCGCCTCCTTGGCGTAGCTCTGGATGGCCTCGTGCAGGAAGTCCTTGAGCATGTTCTCCTCAATGCCCATGGTGCCGCCGTACTCGTCAATCTGGTTGTAGCAGGCCGCAAACATGCCGCCAGGCTTGGAGTGCCGAATCCAGGCATGGAGCACATAAAAGATCATGGTGGTCGGATCGAGCCCGACGGTGATCACCGCCTTGAAGTCGTTGGACTGGCCGCTGGCGGAAGAGGGGTCGCAGAAGCTGGCGATCTTCAGCAGCTTGCCGTGCAACTCCTCGCGGTCGTAATACACCACCTGATTTTCGGGAAAGGGCGAACCCTCGGCCCCGCAGAGGTTCCGCATCTCGGCGTTAAAGTCGGTGGTGGACATGGTCCGCCGTTTCTTCTCCAAGCGCTCGGCGGGCCAGAGCGCCGGCCACAGGGGGCGTTGTTCCGGCTTGCCGAAGTCCAGCCAGCAATCATAGACCCGGCTGATATAGAGCTTGTCGCCGTTCTCGTCTTTCTCCGCGATCAGTTGCGAGATGACCGACTTTGGGTTGTAGAGGTTCGAGACCATGGCGAACAGGAAGCCGGTGCCCATGGAGCCGATCACGGCCCGCTTCAGCCAGCGCATACCCTTGGTGACGAGGGTCGGGTTCTCGACATTCTCGTCGTTTTCAAAGTCATCCACCGAGGCGTAGTCGGGCCGGTGCTGGCGGTTCTTGAGGCCGCGCACCTTTTCGCCCCGGCCCCGGGCCAGGATGCGGACGCCGTTGGCGGTGGTAAAGTCGTTACGCTGCCAGGTCTGGCCGCCGCGCATCTCGCCAAAGTCGTGGCGCAGCCGGGGGTTCTCCTCCAGCTCCAGGCGGATGGCCAGGGTGAAGCCCGAGGCCTGGTCGTTGGTGTCGGAGACGATCAACTGAAAGAGCCGGGTCTTATAGCAAAGGTTGCGGATCGGCACCGCAAACGACCAGAAGGTGGATTTGGCGTGCTCGCGGGGTGCGCCGACCAGGACGACCTCATCCCGCAAGGTGGTCAGCTCTTCCCACTCGCGGTGGAAGTCGCCGAACTCGGTGGTGAAGTAGTGTGGCAGGTAGGTCTGGCAAAAGAAGAGGAGATCGGTAGCGGCCCGTTCCTTACGCTCCGCCTGCAGGGCGGGGGTATCGTTGGCAAAGGGGCTGACGTTCTGGTTGATCCAGAGCTTCAGGTCTTCAGCCCACTTGTCAAAGCGGTTCTCGGTGATGTTAGGACGCTGTCGCATGTTCCGCCTTAAAGGCAATGATCAAGGTATCGAAATTCCGGGCCAGCACTCTGAGCCCTTCCGGGTCCAGATCCCGCAGCTTAGTGGCCAGCCATTCCATGTTCTCCAAAAATACGGCCGGACGGTCGACCTCCACTTTAACCTCACGGCTGGCGGCCTCGGCCCGCTCGACATCGTCCCAGCGTTTGGCCATGGCGCCGAGTTTGGAGAGTTGATCCACCGCCGGCGCCGAAAGGGCCCCTGGCGGCAGATCTTCGGCGGCCTTCAGCTCCCGTTCAAACAGGGCCTTGGTCCGCATACTGTAGGAGCGTTTCTGCAAGCGGGCGCGGTCCCATTCGTCCATCTCGGCCCCAGGAACCAGGGATTGATTCTTCCACTTGTAGAGCGAGGTGGCGGAGACATCGAGAGATTCGGCGATCTCCTCAATGCTGTGGCCATCGGCATAGAGCACGATGGCGAAATTCTCCTGTTTGCTGCGCTTAGCCATGCAGGGCCTTCATCAGTTTGCCGATCTGGGACGAGACGCCGAGATATTCGGCATAGGCCATTTTCAGCTCGTCCATGTGATTGGCCGCCATCAGGACATCGAGATCATTGATGGCGGTGACCATGGTATTGAGTTCGGTGCGGATGCCGCCGCACAACCCTTCGATCTTCAGCTCCAGACGGCTGCGATCTTCTTTGAGGCCAGCTAGTTTGCCCTGCATGAGGGTGCGGTCCATATCAGCCATTTTTGCTCCCCGAGTTCTCCCGGACCACCGGGCAGTAATGGTTGTTGTTGATCTTCTCCACCAGCTTGGTGTTGGTCTGGGTGTTGAGGTGGATGATGTTGGTGAGGTCCAGGGCCAGGCGCTCGTAGCCCTTGACCAGGAGGACGTTGTTCTCGTACATCTGCGAGACCGCCTGGAAGCGCTTCTCCTGTTCGCGGATGGCGGCGGTGAAGACATCTTTAATGTCATCCACCAGCTCCACCGTGCGCATGTCATGCTCGGTAGAACGCAACAACGCCGCTGCCGATTCCCGGGCGTGGGCTCGGCTCATCAGCACCACGACCCCCCACGGTCCCAAGACCACGGCGACAAAGAGCAGCGGCAGGACCAAGGACAACGGCCAAGAGCCTATCATCTTGATCAAGCCAATCAGGGCGGTGGCCATTGTGATCTCACCTGGGGTCATCGTCTCTCCTTTTATCGTAAACTTCCAAAGCGCCCCCTCGCCCGCAAGCGGGAGAGGGCAGGGGTGAGGGTGGTGCCGGATAATGGCAACCTAAATTCATCGCCGTTCATTCAAACGCTCTTTCGAGTTCTGGCAGTCAACGCAGAGTTCACAGCCAGGCACCGCCTCACGGCGCGCCAGCGGGATCTCCTTGCCGCACAAGTCGCAATCGTTATCAGGATACAAGCGTTTGCGGGCGGCCAAACGCTTGACGGCATCGATGGACATGGCGCAAAACTGGGCGTCAAACTGCTGGGCCTGGTCAAAAATATCCACGCCTTACCCTTTGATCGCCTTGATGGTTCTGGCAATAATCCCCTCCGAATTATCCCCAGCCTGGATGCGTTGCATCTTGCCCCGGTCCCAGGTAGCGACACCTAGGATGGAGGCCCATCCCACCCATATCCACTCTGGGACTAAGGGCACCGGTCTCCCGAAAATGGGTAAACAGAAATAGATCAAAATAATCGCCGTGCCGAAGGCGAAGCCATTGTATGGCCGCCATGACCATTGCGGCCAGTGGGTGCTATTAGCCTCAGCCTGCATGGTGGCGTTGACTAGGGCCATCTTTTGCACCTCGATCTGGCCTAATGAGACCTCATGCTGCATGGCCATCCCTTGCAACTGCACCATGAGGGCTGGATCTGCCACCACCTTGGCGGCCACCTCCTCAATCGGGGTCTCAGAACCTATCCCGGATACGGCCCGCAATAAATCGTGGACTAGGGGGCCGGAGCCAGGGACAACAAAGCCGGCCACGGTAGGAGCGATAGCCTTGATACCGCTGATGATGGAGTCGAGGGTTTTCATGGTCTAGCCCTCCCTCATCATGGTGGCGAGTCGTTGGGAGCGTTGGCCGACTTGGGCCTGCCAATCAGAATCAAGCATCTCGGTGGCGGCCAGCCAGTTCATCAGCCGGGTAAACCAGCTCATGAGTACAACCAGACCGCCCCGGCCTTGACCGGGTCGATATCGACGTGGATGAAGTTCTTTGCCAGCCCGATACGGCGAAAGCCAGCCTTGATCAGGCCATTGAGGACCGAGCCCCGATGACGGTCGCCGCTGACCGCGATGTCGACCGCCAGACCTTGCAGATGGCTGGAGAAAGAGACGCCGCCGACGGCTGCATTGTGCTGGGCGCAGCGGCAGCCGGAGTTAATTTTGAAGGGTTGGCAGGCAAGCCCCCTGGCCTGATTGAGCATGACCACCAGCTCGGGGTTGATGTCGCTTTTACCGCAGCCGCAATGGCAAGCGAACTCGGAGGCGATGAAAAAGTTTGGTGGGGTCTTTTCGGGCATAGAGATCTCCTTTGACGCAGGGTTGGGGGTAGATCCAAGTGCAGCGGCCAAGGTCAAAGACCGGGCCGCAAAGACAAGAAACAATTCAGATATGGGGGGATACTACAGGAGGAAACTAGAGGGGGGTAAGTTGATGGGGTTCAGTAAGTGAAAAGCAGGGAACAGCGGGGGAGGAATTACGAATTAACAGCCAAGCGGTCGAGCGGCGAAACGGCCATGTGTTGACATGCCACATGGGTATAGATCATCGTGGTCGAGACGTCTTTATGCCCAAGCAGCTCCTGCACGGTGCGGATCGTCTCACCCGCCTCCAGTAGATGGGTGGCAAATGAGTGGCGCAAGGTATGCGGTCCGACCGACTTGGATATTTTAGCCGCCCTGGCCGCAATTTTTACTGCCTTTTGCAGGGCGCTATCGTGGATATGATGTCGACGCACGGCCCCGGTACGCGGGCAGGTTGACCGTTTACGGGCGGGAAATACCCACTGCCAGGCCAGCTCTCGTGCAGCGTTTGGATATTTCCGGGCCAAGGCATAGGGCAACTCAACATCACTGATGCCAGCGGCCAGCTCCTGGCGATGAATACGGGCAACCTCTTCTAGCTGCATTTGCAATGGGATCGACAAGGAAGTCGGCAGCATAACGGCCCGGTCTTTTTTGCCCTTCCCTTCCCGAACCATGATGATTCGACGGCTGAGGTCAATATCTTTGACTCTAAGTTGGAGGCACTCGGTAAGCCTAAGCCCGGCACCGTAGAGTAGGGAGGACATGAGCCAGTTCTGTCCTGAGAGGTGGCCAAGCAGACTCGCCACCTCTCCAGTCGACATGACTACCGGTAAGCGTCGTGGTTTTCTGGCCCTGGAGAAATCCGAGAAATCAGCCAGATCAATGGTGAGCACCTGGCTATAAAAAAAGACAATGGCGTTTAGGGCTTGGTTTTGAGTAGCTGCTGAGATGTTGCGAGTCTCAACTAGGTCGCCAAGAAATCCCTTTATTTTGGCCTCGGATGTTCCCTCTGGGTGGCGCTGACAATAGAGGCAGTAACGCTTGATCCAGCCGACATAAGAGCGCTCAGTCTTGAGCGAATAATGCCGAAAACGAATGGTATTGCGCGTCATAGTCAATGCCTGATGGATATCCATGGTCATGCCTCCTATGCGTTAGCCGCATAGATGCGGTTTAATATCTGTTAGCAATCACATATTACTCCCGATCACTGTTTGCCGGGAGTAAATAGGCACAAACAAAAACCACCATGTCTCGATCAAAACTTTATCAGTGTGGGATTCGTCGGTGATGTATCCACGCATCCACGATTTACTGTGCCGTTTCTTTATTTCCGATACTTTTCTAATCACGGTTATTCCTCCTTCAAATTGCTAACAAGCGCATCAACGCAGACGGCTGGGATGCGCGGTGGTTTTAGCGGGGTTTACAGGCCGCCGCTGGTTATGCTGGTCGTTATGGCTACCAGCCTTTTATGGCCTTAACTTGCTCGATCAAGCTACGGCAGTGGGGGCACGTCACTTTCCCATTTTTTCTTGGCCCTGGGGTGTAACCATCCTCGCCATCCATTTGCATTCCGCACAGACTTCTATCCCCTCCGTCGAGACAACACGATTCGTGCCAGTACCCGCCATCGACAAGGACATTATCAAAAAATTTCGCTTTACTGTCGGTAGCCACAAACTGAAACACAGAAGCCATAACCAGTCATCCAAGCCGACCAGGTTGAAGCGCCGTGCGCCGAGGGTCGTTCCCGGCTGGCGGCTTAATTTAGGCGTTGGGCGGTCAAATTCGCCACTTGGCAATCTCTTGCGCCTTCATCCGTGTTTCTACGTGGGCCATGCCAAACCCTGACGTTTCGCGCTGGAAGTGGTCAATCTGTTTTTGCGCGCTGGCGATGGCCTCCATATAGAATTTCTCAACCCAGCTATGGTCAAAAACCGTGCGCCCGGTCGGAGTTCCTTTGTCAAAAAGTCTCGACGGATCGGTGGTCTCAACCACCATCGTGTCAATAGCCACTCCCAACTCTTTACAGAGGTGCTTCACCCTGTCGGCTTCGCGGCGGTCTGTAAAAACAACTCTGTCGCCGTCTTTCAAGCTCTCAACCAGGGCGGTGGTTCGGCCAGTTCGCCGGGCGGATTGGCAGTATATATTCACTGCCCCTTGCACTCCATTTCCTATTCCAAAAGCGTCCATATCACCCTCCATTAATTTAAGAAAAATCGCCCAACAAAACGCTTCAGTGGAACGCCGGGAAGCACCCGTTTTTATTGTTATTTCAGCGGCGGCGTCCACTGATCTTTATCGTTAGCGGGCGGAAATAAGCTCCTTCAGCTTTTCAAAAGTCTGCCTGGCTTCCCCGTCTGATAGCCAACCAGATGAACCAATTTTTAGGGCGTCTCGGAGGTCTGCCATGTATTTGCTTGCCAACTGGCACCCTGAAATAGCCGTAATTATGCGAACTGCTATTTTGTAGATGGTGAAGCAAACTATTGCCCCCATTCCATAACCAAGAACAGAAGTGGCAAAGTCCACCCCTAAGTACATAGTCAATCCGTGGGTGGCGTCCTGCCCTAAATTACCGATAATCTCAGCGACCTTGTTCAACTCTTCAGTGTTCATTGTGTTCTCCAAATTAAGTTTTTCCGCTAACAAGCGCATACACCGGAACGCCGGAACGTTCCGATTTTTCTATTCAAGTTTTGTGGCGGCGTCCGGTGATGCTAGACGGTTAGCAATCAACAATCTTAACGCCACCAAGGCTCGTCTGAAACACAGTCATAGCGTTGCCATGTGGCCAGTCGGCAGGGTCATGCAAGCGCATATCATTATCCAACACTTGGCATTCAACCTTGCAATTCTTCCGGCCAAACTCTTCAAACATTTCCCGAGCCGAGCTTTTATACTGCCCGACCCATGACATGCGCTCTTTCCTGGGTAACTCCGACCACTGCACATATAATTTCCCGCTGTCGGGGATATCGCAAATCAGTTCCCAGTCAGGGTTATTCTTCTGCCATTCCCGACACCGTTCCACATATTCTTGCACGTTGTCACCTCCATAAAAATTGCTAACCAGTCTCTAAAGCCGACCCCGGCAAGTCCGCGTGAACTGGCCCATCCACCGGGCGGGGTCGGCTTAGTTCGGCGTTAGCCATCACTTAACGTGGTACTTGTTACGCTTCGCGCTCGGCTTGTGTTTATGGGTTTTCGGTCGTCGGGGGTTGTCGCTTGCCGTTAGGGGTGGTCTTTGGCCCCAGACAGGTGGGGAAGTTAGGGCCGTCATGCCAAGCATCATGGCCATTGCCAAACCTGCACGGGTTGATGATCTACTATCGCAAAAAGATGTGCTCATAATTACCTCCAGATGGCTAACAAGGTTTTTCAAGAGGGACGCGGTGATCTGCTTTCCCTGGTTTCTGGTCGTTCAGTGGCCGCGCCCCTTAAAAACGACGTTATCAATCAAACAGCTCCAAACGCAGATCGCGCTAAAAGGTCCGTCCCTGGTCGGTTACCGCCCGGAATGAGACCTTATAGTAGCGTTCGGCAACTGTGCCGCCTTGCACCCAGGCGCTCAACTGCGTCCCGGCCAAGGTCAAAGAGTTGGCGACGATAATGGCCTCGGTGACATCCGAGCCATGGGTCGTGCTGGCTATCACGCTGGAGCTATCCAGGACAATGGTCTCGCCGCTGGCCAAGTCGGTGGCGAAATCGGCGCCGACATCGAATTTTTCGGCGGGCTGTTTTTGGACAATGGGCGGTTTTTCAATGCGGTTGGCCATGGCTGTTCTCCTTTTGCTATGGGGGTCTTTTACTGAATGCGTTTCCTAACGCCGCTTGGCACTGGGGCTCTATCTAGGCGCTGCTGATTTTCCGCCGGGCCTCTCTCCCGGCCTGCTGCCGGGGCGACCCGTTGCCGCTCTGCGCCCTGCTGCGGCTGCCGGTTACGTCCGCCAATCTCCAGTACCCGCTGGGACTGGATTTGCTCCCCGGTCCAGATGGCGATATAGGGAGGAGACGGTGCCGACTCAAGCCCATCCGCACCAACCGCTCTCAAGGTAAAGCTATTACTGCCGACCGCAACATCGACCTGACAATCCATCACCGTCACCAGTCCGCTGCTGGTTTCACAGACCTGATGGCCTGAGAGATACAAGCGATAGGCCGTGGCGGTACCGCCATAGCTAAACTCGACATGCACGGTCCGGATCTCGGCCCTGGCGGTCAGCGGGGCAAGAGAGATCAGGCCCCAGACCGCCAAAACCATGCCGGTGCGAAGGCGGCGAGAGGTCAGGACCATAAACCCAACTGTTTTTCATCCGGCGGCAAGCGGCCCAAGATATCCCAGACCCAGCGCTCGGACAAGCTGTAGCGACGGGCGATCTGCGGCACCTTAGCGTTTTGGTCATACTCGGCCCGGATCTGCTGATCCCGCCAGCGCTTACGCCATTTGCCCAGCCCGGCGCAGTAGATATCGGTGCCGCCAAACTCATCTGCCATCATGAAGACCAAGCGCACCGCCATCAACTCCGTCGCCACGGCTGGCCGGATGATCTCAGCCACCCGGCGCAGGTCTCCAGGCAACTCGGAGATCGGCGGCAAGGCATCATCCGGGATGGTGATTATGCCGTTGCGCTCGTCGTTGCTCATCGATACTCCAACCCTTTGCGCTTGCTATCGTATTCAAAGGCCGCCACCAGCTTCCGGAGCTGTTCGGCGTCGCAAAACTCGACGCGGTCGACCTTGCAGATGCGCTTGGCCATGGCGTGGGCGTAGTTCCAATGGATCTTGCGCTCGGCTAAGTGGGCCTCGATCTTGCCGAGTAGGGCCTCTTTGCCCAGTGGAGCCAGACCCTTGGCCTTAAAGGGCCGCTTGCCCTTGGCTGGGTGCTTAGGTTTCCAGCCAAGGGCTTTTAGATGATTGAGTAATACCGTGCATTGCCGGTCATTGAGTTTAGAGGCTGAATCAACCTTGAAGTGCAGGTGCAGGATATCCCGGTAGGACTCATCAGTGAGACCAAGTTCCTTTTTGGCGATGTGAATCTTAGCAAGGTTGGCCCTGAGCGGCTTGTCCTGCGCGGAGCCGAAGGGCGCCGCATGGTTTGCTTTAGTCGGCATAATCATCCTCCATCAGTTTAGCGAACGGGGAAATACTGGCGATCCGCACCGGACCGGTTGCAACCTGGCTTGGCCGTTGGTGGTTCTGCTCTGCCGTTCTCCTGCCTCGTTCTTGGGCGGCGTCTTCCATGCCCGCCATGTCATGAGCCACCTGCCGCAAGTAATTGTGGTTGGGGAGCGGACGATTGAGGCGGTCTCGTCTCGATACCATATCGTCCATGGCCTGGCCCCAGATGCGGGGGGGACAGTCGCGGTCGGCCTTGCCCTTGACCTGGACATAGCCCACGGCCACGAAAGCCGACAACGACTCCAGCACAGAGTTGGCCTTGCGCCAGGAGAGCGCCCGCTGGTCTGGCCGGAACAGGCCGAGATAGGCAGGCAGGGCCGCACATACCGGCTGGGGGAAGGTGGCTATTTTAGCGGCGGCGCGTTTGGCGTCGGCATCGGTGGTAAAAAGTTCCAAAGATCCTTGCGCCCCGCAGCATTGACACGTCAGTAACATAGGTTGATCTCCATTCTAGTGGCTGCTCATCAGTGCCGGATCGCCACATCCGGCAGATTGGGCCAGGCATACCGTTGTTGGTCAGGAGGGTAACCAACAACGGCTGGGTCAGGCCCAATTTCGCTTAGTTAATTCCGTCTCCGTACAAACAGCGCGGGATCTCGTCCCCTACCGTATCCGGCACTCGGCACTCGACCTCGCTCTGGAAGTCCAGCACCCGGTCAATCAGGTAGCCCATGCTCTCAATGTGCTCCTGGTTCGACCCCAGCCGCATACACTCGGCCTGATAGGCATGCAGCGCTACCGGCGTCGCCTTGTCTTTGGCACAGAGCAGGATGGCGCTGCTGGAGTCGTACTGCTTGCCGTTGATCGGGTTGATGGCGTTAATCAAAAATTTACGGTCAATGACTGGCCGGGCGGCACCGATCTTGCCAAAATTTTGCATATCCATAATGATCACCTCGGCCTCGGAGGACTCAATTCCCTCCAGATCCAAAAAGAATTGGAAATCGGCATAGTTTTGCTCCAAGAACTTGGCGATCATCTGCAGGGTGTGTTTGTTTACCGTCTTCATAATTCTCTCCTCGTGTGTTGTTTTTTATGCCCTGGCCATATCCAGACAAACCCCTTTCCACTCGCCATGTTCATCGCGCCGGTGGAAATTAACGTAGGTCTTGGTGCCGGTGATGGTGATGGCCTTGCCGATCAGCTCCATGGCCTCTTCCCAGACGGCGTCCTTGATCTCCAGCTTCCGCAGCCCCAAGATCCGCTTGGTATCGAGCCTACCCTTGGCGTCGGTCTTGAAGGCATCAAAGACCACCAGCTTCAGCTTGTCGTTGGCGCCCTCGGACCAGCGCTCGATACAGTCGTCAATCTTCTGTTTGGCGAACTTCAAGCGCTCATCAAAGTCAATCAACTTGCCAACCTTGATCTCCAGCCGAATATCACCAGAGAAGCCGGTAAACCAGTAGTTGCCGCCCTCGTTCAGCACCAGATTGTGTTGCTTGGCGGCCTCACCTAAAAATTTACCCACCTCGGTATCTATGGTCTCGCGGAAGGCGGAGAGCTTTTCGCTCAAGGCCTCTGCCTGTTTCATGAGGCGTTCGACCATGCCGTCCCGCTTACGGTCGATCATCGGTACATATTTCTGCGGCACGGCCTCGCCAGTCCCGTTTAGCCAGTGTCCTGAATCGTTTTTTTTAGCCATTGGCGGCCTCCTTGTGATAGTCAACTTCCAAAGCGCCCCCTCTCCCCTCGCGGGAGAGGGCCGGGCTCAGTTCAGTCCCCGCTCGACGGGGGGTGAGGGGGACGTGGTTACCACCCCCCAAATTATCACTAATCCCCAACTCCTTTTCAGCCAGAGCAACATCCCCCGCCAACCCTGCCGCCTGCGCCGCCCTGGTGTATTTGTGCAGGGTGCTGGCGGCCAAGTTCATCGCCATCAAACAGATCTGCAAGTTGCGGGGACTGCGCATGGCATCGACATCGAGCAGCGATACCGTCCCTGCCGCCGCCTCCAATTGCCGCTCCGCCTCCAGGCGATAACCTTCGGCGATCTTCTCCTCAACGGTTGGATAGGCTGCGGCGGGCATGATCCGGCTGCAGACGATTTGCTCATGCCCGAGTAACATCCTGGCCGAGCGCTGAATATTAACGATGGCTTGTTCTGCGTCTTGCCAGCTCTGGCACGAGGTCTGAATGGTAAAGATATCGGCAATGATCCCCCGGGCGATTGCATCGACGCTGCGAGTTGGTGTTTCGGTTTTTTTGGTCATCTACGCCTCCTGTTTTTTGTGTTTGTCTATTATCGATTATTACCGCAAACCCGGCAGGCCTTAAACAACCTGACCCGCACCGGATTGGACCCTGAAAACGTTGTCCGCCGCTCGATGGCACACCGGGTGATGGATATTTCATCCAGTACCGGGCAAATAACCAGACGTGAGCCATAAACCTCCTCGACCCGGCTCAACAAGGTGGTCAAATCCCCGCCGTATTTTCCGGACAAGGCCTGAGAGACGGCGGCAGCGGAGTAGCCGATGCGCTTGGCCACCTTAGACTGGCTCCCGGCCTCTATTACGGCATGTTCAAGCATGATTAACAGATCGTTTTCAGACATTCCCCGCCTCCTCTGGCGCCTTACACTCCTTGGTCGCCAACACCTGCCCGCAACGCTTGCAGACAACCGGCAGCAATGGCCCCGGATTGACCCGGATCGACCAGCGCTTATACGATCCTTTCTCGCCGCGCACCCAGTCGTCAGCCACTGACAAATAGCCGTGGACGGCCAGTTGCCCAGCTAGCTTGCGGATATTGTCACTTTTCTTCTCGCCGGTGGTGCGCATGAGGTCGGGAAGAGTGAAGGTGCGTAAAATCCGCATTGACTGCCAAGCCTTTTGCCGGGCCGAATGAGGATTTGCCTTGAGCCTGATCTGTCCCTTTTTGCCGGACATTATTTACGCCTCTTGGTGCGCAACGATTGGTCGTAAAACAACTCGCGGTCGCCCCAGGCCGCCAGGTCGACAACCTCCAAACCATTGGCCTTGCCCAAAGACTCGATGCGGCTGAGTCCTACCACCATGCGCCCGACATTACCCCTGGTCTCCCGGTGCAAGTGTTCGACCAGGTCGCGCCCTACCTGCGCCTCACAGACAGTGGCGGCCAGGGTGACAGCGTCTGTCACATCGAGCCCGGAGAACTCTACCCATTGGGTGATGCGGCGGGCAAAGCGGCCATTGGCGCGGACCTTGGCGGCCAACTCTTCCATGCCGACCAGGATCACGCAGGCCCCAGGCACCATGTCATAGATGTCGCGCAGGGTGTCCAGCATGTCGGTGGAGCGCAGCAGGTAGTCCGCCTCGTCAACAAAGATCGGGCGCGGCTCGATCAGCATGGCGCCGATGATGGCGTTAATCATCGGGTGCTTCAGGCGCTGCCGGGGCAGTCCCAATTCGTGGCTGATCTCGGCCAACATCGCCGTTACCGTCCAACAGGCATTGGCCCGCACATAGACCCCGTTGACCAGGTTGGAGACATAGGCCAAGGTGGTGGTCTTGCCCTCGCCTGGCTCACCTCCCAACAGGCCCATACCCTCCAGTCCAGGGCCTCGTTGGCTCAGCTCACGCACTGCCCCCAAAAACCGGCGCACGTTTTTTGTCATTGCCATTTCATGCTTCAATTGCTATCCTCCTCTTCGTGTTTGTTCCCCGTCGCTGGGGAGATGTTGTTGAAGGCCGGGAGGTGGTGCTCCCGGCCTTTTTTACGTGTAATAGTCCACTTCCAAAGCGCCCCCTCTCCCCAAGGGAGAGGGCCGGGGTGAGGGAAACCTATTTACCCATAGCCTCCCGAGCAATCCGAGCCCGTTCCGCATAAGGCTGCCAACCCTCAGACAGCACCCCCCGCCTCTTGCCGGTCTCCAAAAACAACTCATACTCCAAGACCCAGCGCTCCTCGCGATCCGACAACTCCAGGCCCTCGCCATCCCGTTCCTGGGTCAACATGGCGTAGGCCTCGCCTTCGGTGGCCGGCATCGCCATCCTGATGCCGCTTTTTCTCTCCAACTCCATCAAGATCGACTCCGAGTGGGCAAACTCATCCGGGGTAAGCTGCAACGGCTCTTTGCGCTTGCCAGCCATGGCCTCAGCCGCCAAGGACGCTTGCTCCAGAGCCGGGGTGCTATATTCCATGGCCAGCCTGGGCAGCTCCACCGTGTTGGCGATCTTCTCCTCGCGATGCGCCATGATCTCCTCGTAAATACCCTGGGTTGCCGCCTCCTTGGCAACTCCCTTCAGGTATTTGATGCCATCGTTCATCACCTGCTTTTGGATGGCCCGGCCCTTGGCCGCCATCTCGGCCCGGTCGATGCCCTTGCGGATCGGGTCCATCGCCACACAGATAAACTCGCCAGTAGCTGGCTCATAACAATGGATGACCCCCAGATCGGCGGCATCGAGCAGCACCTTGACCTGGTGCAGCCCGTCGACCATGGCCCCAAATTCCGGGGCCTGATAGATGATGTTGTCCACCGATACCCCCTTCTTGCCAACCGTGCGCAAGCCGTCGCCGCCAGGGGCCTCGGACAGCAGCACGTCCAGCGCCCGCACATCGCTAATCCTCCTGACCTCTCCGGTCCAGGCCCGCGCCACTTGGCTCGGGGTGCGGTCGTTCAAGCCGGCGTGTTTATCCTCATGATAGATGGCGGTGAGCCAGCGATCACAAATCGCCTGGAACTCCAGGGCGGTCAAGCTGATCTCTACCGGATCGCCACCCTCCATCATCCGTTGGGCAAAAGACCGCCTGGCCTCGATCCCCTTGCGGTCGGCCACCGAATGGCCGACAAAGCCGGGAAGGAGTTCGCAAATGGAGTGGGAAAAAGTCCGGAATGATCGCTCGATATGCGGTTTTTGCTGGGGCTGAAAGGGATCGCAAAACTCCTGGATGATGCCCAGGGCATCAAAAACCCGGATCATGTGTTTGGAGGCGTAGTCGGCGCCGTTGTCGGTATGGGCCTTTTCCGGCACCCCCCAATCGAGGATGGCGTTGCGGGTCAGCGCCGCCACCGCCATCGCCTTCGAGGTCTTGGAAACCAACAGCTTCAGTCGCCGGGAAAAGACATCGATAACGCCGATAACGCAGTGCCGGCCATCCTTTAACATCACGTCGCCCACCGTCGAGTCCAACTCCCAGACCTGATTCAGCCGGGTGATATGCTCGGAGGCCGAGCCAAAGGCCAGCATCCGGTCGCTGCGCCACTTGTCTGGATTGGCCAGGTGCTCAAAGAGGGCGGCGTGGACATTACGGTAGTTCTTAATGTAGCGGCCAACCGCCGACTCGCTGGGAAACTCTGTGCCCGGCGCGGGGAAGCGCGCCGCCAGGGCGTCCATAACCCGAGTCAATTTGATGCCCAGGTGTTCGACCAACAACCCTTCGATCAAGGCCCGCATCGGTTCCGGAACGGTGGTGATGCCTTTGTTGGGATTGTGGTAGCCAGGGGCCAGCCCGATCATGCCGAGGCTATCATAGGCCTGCTGCCAGCGATTGACCGTGGAGTACGATAGCGTCTGGCCGATAGCCTTACCGACCGTTTCCGGCAACCTGATGTTACCTGCCTGGTAGTGGCTGCAAAAGGCCTTGGCCCCCGCCTTGGCCTTGAGCCGGGCCGCTTGGATAAAGGCGTTTTTCGCCTGCAGCACCTCAAACCTGGCGTCGGCAATGGCCTTTTTTTCTTTTGGCAGGGCGCGATAGGCGGCCAGACCACGCTCTTTGGCGATGGAGCCCTGTTCGCTCTGTTCGGCCTGGCGGCTTAGGATACTGGCGGCAAGATCGGCCCCGGCCTGGGCGCTGGCCCCGGCCTGGGGTTTGATCGCCTGCACTGCAACCTTGGTGGCGATGCCGATACGGATGGCCTCGGGCAGCAGGCGAGTCAGGTATTTGCTGACTCTGCCGCCACGGCAGGCCTCGGTGATGGAGGGCCAGCGCTCAGACTTTGCCCTTTCACGGATATTGCGTTCGTCTTTGGGCAGACACTCAATCCCAAAAGAAGCCAACTCCTTGGCGCTATAGGTGGCCCGCATACCCTGCACTTGGCCTCTCACCCTTGTTTCACGACCTCAATGGCCGCCTCCAGATACTCGATGATCGCCTCCTGGGAATCGCCTGCCGCCTTGGCCTTGGCAATGGCCTCCATAAATGTGTCGAATGCCGCCTTGAACTCGTCGCCGAGCTGGGTGTTCTGATCCACCTTCGCTCTTTTCGCTCTGACCTTCTCTTTTTCTCTTTCCCCTGTCACGGCAAAGACCGCGTCTTGCACCAGCTTTGCCGTGATTTTACCTTGTACCGAACTCCCCACGACCCTAGTCCAGATGTCAGCCAGGATCTCTGGATTGTCTTTAAATTTGGTAAGCGGTCGGACTTGGGCCTCGTTGATCGGCAAAAGTTCCCCAATTGGGGAACTTTTCAAGGACTCCACCACCGTATGCGAATCGATCAAGCGATACCCCTGGGATTGCCCCATGCCCCACTTGCCCTTAAGGTACTCCTCAAAGCTAAAAGCATCGCCCCGGTAAAGTTCGCGCACCTTAATCTCAGCCAGTGCCGCCCCTACCCTTAAAAAGGCCGCCAGGTCGGTCTTGATCACCATCTCCAGTTCAAACAGCCGCCGCTGTTCCTCTTTGGGCAGCACATCGGTCATAGTTGCCGTCCCTACCAGTTCCCCTTTCCCCTGCTCCATCGTCATCCCCCTATCTCCTTAAGAAAAAGTAACCTCTTGTGTTTTTCCTTCTGCAAGGCCTTGGCCTGTTCGTCCAGTTTTTGAATCTCCACCCGCAGGGCGTCCGGCCCAGGCAGGGTAAAGACCCCCGCCGCCTCCGCCTGGATCTCGATCATGCCGTTGTCGCCGCAGGCAAAACAAAAAGCCGGAATCAACTCCCCCGGCATCCGGTGCGAATGGCTCTCCGCCGTCCAGTTGTTGATCATCGACACCGTCACCGGCTCTCCGGTCAATTCCGCCATCTCTTCGGCAATGGTCTCCCGTGACTTCGGGGCGTTACGGATCGCGCTCCTGGCCGCCATCGCTAATCGCACCGCGATATTGAGCCGCCCTGGGGCCGTCGCCGCCTTTTCCTCTCTTGCCGCCACCAGTAGATCGAACAGGCTCATTTGGTTGGCGTTGACGAATCTTCGTTTAGTCTTAGTCATTGTTTTTTTTGCCTAAGCTAGATATATTCAGGTTAAAAGGTTAATCAGGCTGCATGACGCCAGAGCTTGTCGGGAGTGGTCCCCAGGCGGTTTGCAATCTCCGCCTTGATCCGTGCCGATGGCATATTTTTCGAGATAGTCATCGACACTGCCGCCACCGAGACATCCAGTGAGGCAGCAATCGAGGTCAGCGACACCCCTTTCTCAATCAATTTTGCTTTGATCTTCAACGGCGTTGGGTATTTTTTTGGTTTACTCATATCTATGTCCTCTTTATTTGGAGTGCTGATCAGATGAGTCTTTTGAGTCTTTTAGAAAAAGAGATAGAAAATCTACTGCCAAACCAGCCCACAATAAGGACAGCACAGGCAACGCTAGGCCTAGCAGTAGGCTTCTTTTGTCTGCCCACGACCATTCTGGCGAAAATAAGTAGTGCCCTACAAACGCCACAAGAATTACAAACTCGACTATTGTTTTTTCTTCTTTTTCTGGGGTCATTGGTAACCTTATTTCTTTATGGTCGTCATTGCCGAGACCTTGAGAAAAAACTGGCCGAGTTGCCGCCAGCGCTAAAACCGGCTCATGGTAGTTCTGATCCTTTGCCTCGCTACTCCCTCTCGGGCCGGAAGAGGTTTTGACTATTTTTCACAGGCAAATAGTTAATGTTTTAATTAGAACTACAGTAAAATAAACAGTCATGCAACTGCTATTTTTACTCGGATGATTTTTTTTGAATATTTCCCTTTTTTACATCCGAGGTAGATGGAAAGTTATTTTAACGACAAAGAAACATAACTGTTTATTATTGTTTACATAATATATACTATCCCTGCCAAATTAAGACATCCGAGGTGCATCCGACTTTTTCCTAATTAGCTCGGATGTATAATTTACAGTCATGACTCTTCCTGACCGATTAAAAATAGTTCGTGTCGCTGTCGGTTTAAGCCAACGGAAAATGGCTACAAAAATCGACATTAACACTCGGACATGGCAGGTTTATGAGGAGGGAGGATCTGTTCCTGGGGGGAATGTTCTGGAGGCCCTTGTGAAAATTGGATTTAACGCCAACTGGATATTAACTGGTGAAGGTAACATGCGGCAAGAAGAGGCCTCCCCCCCCCAGCTTGACCCTGAATGGACAAAGGTGCCGCAATACAATGCCCGCCTCTCCGCCGGTCCTGGCTCATTTGTTGAAAATGGCGGCGGCGAGGAAGTCGGATCATTCACATTCAAGACCTCATGGCTCCTCCGTAAATGCCAGCCCAAGCAATGCGGCTGTTTCAGGGTGTCAGGAGACTCGATGGTGCCGGTGATCCAGGACGGTGACGTGGTCTTGGTCGATATGGGTCAGAACGATTTGCGAGAAGTGCGAGAAGGCAAGATATACGCCTTCAGCGAGGGTGAATTGATCAGGGTTAAACGTTTAATATACAAAGGTAGCGGCGAACTTTGGGCCATCAGCGACAATAAACAAACCAGCCCAGATTCACCTATAGACATGGCCACCTTTGCGTTAATCGGTCGCGTAATCTGGGTAGGTCACGAGGTGTGGTAATGGGGTATATAGTTATCTGGTTTTTATTTGGTTTGGTCTGCTCGTCTATTGCTTCAGCAAAAGGACGGTCAAAAGGATCGTGGTTCTTGGCCGGCGTTCTTTTTGGTCCTTTTTCTTTGGCCATTATTTTTCTTCCAAAAGTAGTAGGAGCAGATTCCAAAAGATGTAAATTTTGTGCCGAAATTATTCGAAGTGAAGCCATCAAATGCAAGCATTGCGGCAGTGATTTGGCGACTATTGCTCACCTTGAAACAAGTATTAATCACGAAGGTAATACTCCTATCCATAATCAAACTCCCCAGGAAGTATATAATGGCGGAAACTGCCCATTTTGCGTTTCAAAAATTGATGCCGAGCAAGACCGGTGCGATGAATGCGGCACTCTGCTTTTTGATTATAAAATAAATGGGTAAAATCGCCTTTTTCTTTTTTGTAGCAATACTGTTCCTGGGCGATGCCCAAGCCGCTAGCCTTCATCCTGAAAAATACTACCAAGAAAAGTGGTGCAATGAACACAAAGGCAAGACAGAAGTGGTGCTCACGAATAATACTCGCGCTGACTGCATAACGGACTCAAACGTCATCGAATTTGACTTTGGGAAAAAGTGGGCCGAATCTATTGGGCAGGCGCTAAACTACAGCGAACAGACTGGGAAACGGGCAGGGATTGTATTAATTATGGAAGACGCCAGCGAGAGTAAATACCTGTTAAGAGTCAAAGACATAATCAAACATTTTCGGCTGCCAATTGATGTCTGGGGGATAGGTAAGCTATGAGTTTCTACCCGGAGAGAAAAGCTATGTTTTGGTTATTCTCGTAAGAAATGAGAATAATAGAATTGCAGGATTTTCAATGTTTGAGTCAGACATTTAGCGCTCTTTTCTTTGGTTCCAAACCTCTCGTCATTTTCCTTTTTTTTAACCAAATTTTGCTTTTTTAATAAAACTTTCTTTTTTCAACTTTATTTCAATTTTTCCCAATCAAATCAAAACTTTTTCGACCAATTTTCCTTTCTCTATCTGGTTTCACACCTTAGCACCCCTCACA